AACTATAGCGCTTGGTGGCGGAACTTATACAGGCACTACATTTCCTGTAATTTTAAGAGAATATCCAACTTATACATTAGTGCCTATGACCAATGATTCTTTTATATCTTGGAATGGTGCTTTTGTAGCTTTTGAAGATGTCTTATGAATGTAATAGCGCCAGTCGTTAATACTAACAATATAAGAATGGCGGATTTTGTCCGCGTAACTACTTATTCTGATGTAGTGGTTACTGCTGGTTCTTTTGTTATAGGAACAACATATAAAATTAGAACTACAGGCACTACTAATTTTACTTTAGTGGGGGCTTCCTCAAGCGCAGTAGGAACTGTATTTACCGCAACAGGTGTTGGAACAGGAACGGGAACTGTTAATGCTACAGTTACATATCGTTTTGCTACAACTCCAAGCGCACTTACAATTGCCGCAGTCGATTCTCAACCATTTAGCGCATTAGGATCATTAGTAAAAATTAATGATGTGCAAAGAGATATTAAATCAACGGCTAATGAAACATCAATTACATTGGTGGGTATTGATACCGCTTTATTAGGTTGGGTATTAAGTAATCAGATTAAAGGTTCTCTTATAGAAATGTGGCATGGGTTTTTTGATACTAATGGCGCACTAATAACTACTGGCGGAACAGGCGGTCTTTATAAATTTTTTACTGGCTACATAAATGCTTTCTCTATTTCAGAGCAATGGATGGAAGAAATCAGAATGTATGTAGGTGTTATTAACGCTTCGGCTTCTAGCATACAAATTATTTTACAAAATAGAACAGCAGGTCGTTATACAAATAATAACGCATGGACTTATTTTGCGCCTGGCGATACTTCAATGGCTCGCGTAGGTTTTATAGAAACAATTAATTATTCATTTGGAAAAGATGTGTGATAAGACAAGCTACAAAATACGATAGAATACAATTACAAGAAATGATTAAAATGTTTAGGGATGAAAGTCCTATAGAACAATATAAAGACATTGACAATCCTGATTATTTTAATTCTCTTGTTGATAGTATTATTGCAGGTCGCGGTGTTATTTTTATAGAAGATAATATTGGATTTATTATGGGCATAATTAGCCCTATAGTATGGTGCGATAAAACTTATGCTATGTATGAATTAGCTTGGTATGTCAAACCACAATACAGAATGGGCATGGTAGGAGTAAGACTTTTAAAAGCATATATTGATTATGCTAAACAATTAAAAGAGCAAGGCAGAATTAAATTATTTACAATTACCAAAATGATAAGTAGCCCTGACTTTGATTATTCAAAATTAGGATTTCAAAAAATAGAAGAAAACTGGATGCAATGATTCGCTTTATATTACTTTTTACAATTTGGTTTTTTTACTGCGCTGAAGCTTTAGCAGCAGGGTCTATTATTGCTGCCGCAATAGGTCTTTCAGGCTTTGCTGCAACTGTCGTTGGCTTTGCAATTAATATGATTGCTTCATCAATTGTATCTTCAATCTTTGCACCTAAACCACCAAGCGCTGGCAACTTTGAACAAGCTCAACAAAAGAATCCTGGCAGTCGCCAATCACTTCCACCTGCTGGCGATAACAAACTGCCTGTTGTTTATGGTCAAGCATATCTTGGTGGCATGATTACTGATATGTCAATTAGTAATGACAATCAAAATATCTATTGGGTTATGTCTTTATGCGAAGTAACAAATACAGAAACAGGCGGAACGCCTGATGTTATTACTTTAGGCGATGTTTATTGGGGTGGCAAAAAATGTATATTTAGCACTACGGCTGGCGAGTTATATAAAGTTACAGGATTATTAGACGAATCAACAAATGAAACACAAGATATTAATGGTTATATGGATATTTATTTATATAACAACGGATCAGCAAGTCCAACCAATAGTGCTATAGACGCTAGAACTGTTATGCAAACTGCGGGATTAATTTATACATGGGATAGCCAAAAACTTATGACTAATTGCGCTTTTGCAATTGTTCACCTTAAATACAATGTAGATAGAGCTTTAACTGCTTTACAAAATACTCGTTTCCAAGTTACTAATGCTAGAAAAGCGCCTGGCGATTGTTTCCTAGATTATTTTACTAGCACAAGATATGGCGCTGCTATATCTGTATCAAATATAAATACTACATCTTTAACTGCTCTTAACACTTATTCCAATGCTTCATTTACATACATCAATTATTCAGGCGGAAGCTCAACTCAACCAAGATTTCAGTTTAATGGCGAACTAGATACAAACCAAAAAATTATGCAAAACATACAAACAATGGCAGACGCTTGCGATTGTTTAGTTAAATATAATGAAATTACTGGTCAATGGGGCGTTATTGTTCAATCGCCATCTTACACAGTTGCTATGGCTTTAAGCGATACAAATATTATTTCACCTATACAAGTAACACCTATTGATTTATCAAACTCATTTAATATTATTGAAGTTAAGTTTCCTGATAGCACAGAAAAAGATTCATTTAATTCTGCAACATTTAATTTAGCTACAATTGCACCTGAATTATTATTTCCTAACGAGCCAGTTAATAAACAATCAGTTAATCTTTACTTAACAAACAATTCTGTAACGGCTCAATATTTAGCAAACAGAATGTTAGAAGCTGCTAGAGAAGATTTAAATATTATATTAGAAATTGGTTATGTAGGAATTCAATTAGAAGCTGGCGACATTGTTACATTAACTAATGTCAATTATGGTTTTGTAGCTAAATTATTTAGAATTACAAAAGTGGTAGAAAAAATATCAGACACAGGATCAATAACTGCTGAATTAACTTTAATGGAATACAATCCACAAGTTTATGATGATGCAAACATAACTCAATTTACTCCAGCTCCTAATACTGGTATTGGATCACCAACTATATTTGGCACTATTCCAGCTCCAGTTATTGTAAATCCGTATCCTTCTATTACTAACCCAGCCTTTAGTGTTCGAGTAACTTCTTCTAGTGCTGGTATTACACAATATGCAGAGGTATGGTATTCCGCTTATGCCGCACCTACGGCAACTCAATATATATTTGCAGGAACAACAGAAATTCAATCTAACGGAAATCCTTACGGAATAAATACTGTATTGCCTGATGTTCAATTATTTAACATACCCGCAGGCGATTGGTATTTCTTTAGCCGTATGGTTAATAGTTTAGCTACAAGTAATTTTAGCCCACCTTCAGCTAAATTTGTATGGCGACCAACTACATTTCAATATGAACAACAATATATCGCAGTAGCTTATGCTGACAATATAACAGGCACATCTAATTTTAGTTTTAGCCCTACAAATAGATTATATTTTGGTCTATACAATACCAATGGAACAACTGCACCAAGTAATCCATCTTTATATAAATGGTATTTAGCAGACCCATCTTTTGGCACTAACAAATATCTTGTTTATGCAAATAGAACAGGGCGTAAATTTAGTTTTGATACAGACTTTGCTGTTTATGCTTCGGGAACTGCCGCATTTGTGCCATCAACAACTGCACAATTTGACCAAAGATTATGGTCAGCATTAGACCCATTAAGTGCAACACCTAATATTATTGATCTTGATGCTTCTACTGGTCAGGTGATTAGAACAGGCACAACAACGACAGGCACAGGACAAGTAAGAGTAGTTAATACGACTGACGGACAAGTCGTTGCCGCGCTTGACCAATTCCTAGATTTTGGCGGTCCTACTACTTATACTGGTTCTGCCGCTACCCTTACCATTGATATTTATGGTCGTGTTGTTGGTTTTACTACACCTGATAATTTTTATATGACTATAGATCAATTTGTGGCTACAAGTGGTCAAACAGTATTTAGCGTTACAAGGGCATCAACTTACATTAGTGGTCAATGTTTAGTGTTCCAAAATGGTCTTTTATTAGATACAACTGAATATACCGATACTGGTGGCGCTACTGGCACAGTTACTTTTACAACTGGCGTGCCATTAGGCGATCAAATTACTATTATTTCTATGCGAGCAATTTCTACTAATGCTTATTATGATAATACCCATTTAGCAGTATTAAGTGTAGCTTCTAATGTGGTAACTTGGAATAGTGCCAATATGCCATATCAGCTTATTAATGTGGGTGATGTGATGACTTTTGCCAATACAGGAAGCCCAACAACTTACACAGTCTCAGGCGTTAATTATTCTACGCAACAAATAACTTTTAGCACGACAGTCACAAGCGTTTCTGCTGGTGCAACTATATATAGATATAGGGCATCATCTTCAAGCTATCAAGCATTTAGCCGATTTAGCACAACTCTAACTAATGCTTCTAGTTATGAACCTACCGATTGGGATTTTCAATCAGGTTATGAATTGCCATTTATGAATGGTGCAATTTTAAATGATACCGATTACGATATTGTAAGTAATAAAATTACACATTTTCCTAACACAACTACAGGAAAATTGACTATAATTCAATTTAGCGGAAATAATACAACTACACCTACTGGCACACCAGTAAATGTGGTAACATATTCAGTAGCGAATCAAACTGGCTATTCATTCAATTCAACCACTGGTTCTTTGGGTGTTTATGCAAATGGTATTAGATTAATAAGTAGCACAGACTATACTTCAACATCTTCAAGTTATACTCTGACGACTGCTTATGATAATAATTATACAGTTTTACAACAACAATCATTCGCACGCGCTGGTAGTGCATAAGGGGAAAAAATGAGTAATGCTTTTAATTTAAGTCAATTAGCAAATTTTGTGGATACATCAGGGAAATTAAATGTTTCTACTGGTTCTACAGGCACTTTGCCAACCACACAGGGCGGAACTGGTTTAACAACAGTCGGCACTAATGGTCAAGTGCTACAATCTAATGGCACTACTTTATCTTGGGCAACCCCATCAGGTGGTGGCGTAACATCATTAAATGGTCAAACAGGCGCAATTGATAATACTACTCAATATGCTATTGGTAGTTATATATGTGGCAGACCTTTAAATTTGAGTGCTTATAATAATTCTACTATAGCTGGATCAAGTTTATATGCAACACTTCCGGGTGGTTATGCTAATTATAATGCTGAAAATGGAGGATATTATTTTACAAATCATAATGGGGTTTCCTATAATGGAACTTTAATTAATACAGGGTCATGGAGATGTGTATCAGCGGCAGGTATGTCATCACTACCTAATTATGCTGGTCTTTGGGTTCGTTACGCTTAAATTAAAAAGGAAAATATATGAAATATAGTCAAGTTAGAAATTGTAAGTGGGTAAATGCAGAACATTCATCTATTGAATGTGAAGTAAACTTTGATGATGTAACATCAGAAGAATGGACACCTTTTGGCGCTAATCCATTAGATCATTATGAACATGGTCGTGAAATATTTGCAAAAGCAGTAGCGGGTGAGTTTGGTGAAGTAGCAGAATATGTTGCACCACCGCAACCAAAATTAAAATTAGCTGACCCAACAACAGAGGTTGCAACAGAACCAACTGTTTAATGATAATACATAAGATAAGAGAACCATTTCCACATCTTGTTATTGAAGATTTTTATAATAAAGATGAATTAAAACTTATATGGCAAGAGTTAGATTTTTTAACCTCACCTAGTAAGTTAATGCCTGCTAATTTAAATGGTTCAATTGAAGCCAATCACTTGTCTGTTGTATTAGATCATGTGTATAGTAATCGTAGCATTTCAGATATATTGACTATAAATCGTAAAGCATTAAGCAAAGAAATAAAAGATGTTTTTGTAGAGTTAGACCCATTACTAGCTCATGTTAATTTAGTGAATTCTGATTTAACTAAAATAAAGTATTATGAGAATTATAACGGATATAAGAAACATCAAGACCTTGCTAGATTTACTGCATTAACTTATTTTTATAAAGAGCCTAAAGCATTTGAAGGTGGCGATTTATACTTTAATGACTTTGATTATACAATTAAGCTAAAGAATAATATGTTAGTTTTATTTGTGGGTGCTTTATGGCATGAATCTTTGCCTGTATCTTTAAAACAAAATGGACATATTACAGGCAATGGTAAATATACAATGACACAGTTTTTAAATATAGATGAAAACATACGATAACTTTTTAACAAAACAAGATAAAGAGTATATACAATCTATTATTGCAAGCCCTAAATGGCAATGGGGACATAAGTCTAACCAAGAAGATAATTACTTTTGGAAGATAGATAAACTAGAGTTTGATACATTTTTTAATCCTTACCTATTAAATAAGATTAAAGAATTAACAGGCGATGATTTAGCAATAGAACGCATATACATGAATGGTCACACAAGTGGCGGTCATGGTAATATGCACAAGGATTCAGAGTTTGATTTAGGTAGAACATTTATTATCTATTGCAATCCTGAATGGAATATAGAGTGGGGTGGTGGCACTTACTTTGCAGAGAATGATAGTATAGTAAATAACAAACCTTATTCAGCAGTTTATTTTCAAAACAATATAGAACATTTTGCTACACCAATAAGCAAAGATTTTAATGGATTGCGAGTTACATTAGCATTTAAACTTTTAAAAATAAAATAAGATATGTATTCAATATTTCACACTTCTCATTGTGGCTCAACTTACTTATCAGCTTTATTAAGTAAATCACTTCCTACATTAGCTGAACCTGATTGGTCACATGAAATTTACAATCAAGAAAATCCGTTAGAATTTATAGATCAACATCAAAAAGATAATGAATTAATTAAATATTCAAGTGTATGTTGTTATTTAATGCCTTTTATAAAAGGTAAAAAAGTATTCTTATATCGTAAATTACACGATCAAATACAAAAGAAAAAAGATTGCCAAGCGTCTGCCTTTCATCTTAATGTTATGGAAAAAAGGTTTCATTTAAAAACAAAACTAATAGAACATGATTATAGCCCTAAATTATTACAAGCTACACTATGGGCAGACAGAGTATTTTGGGCAATTGATTCTAAAGATATTATGTTTGTAGAAGCTAACGATTTATTTAAGAATCCACAGTTTATAGCAAAGCAAATATGTGAATTCTTTGGCATTACATATGTTCCTGTTGATATTAACTTTCATGTAAAACACATAAAGAATGAGTTTTTAAAAAGCAATAAATATATAAATGTAGATGAAGCGGGCAACACAGATGAATATGTTACGCCTTATATGCCAATAGATTTTAAAGTTTTAAAAATACAAGAACAATTAATAACTCAATTTCCAAAACTTAAATATTTTGTATGAAAATACTTATTATGGGTTTGTCAGGTAGTGGCAAGTCAGAGTTAGCTAAAGAATTACACAAAATACTTTCTAATAGCGTAAGGTTAAATGCAGACGAAATAAGACAAAAATATAACGATTGGGATTTTAGTATTGAAGGAAGAATAAGACAGGCTAAAAGAATTAATGAATTAGCCAATAAAAGTAATGCAGATTATGTTATAGCTGATTTTATAGCACCCACAAAAGAAAGTAGGTCTATTTTTAGCCCTGATATATTAATATGGGTTGATACAGTTAAATCTAGTAAATACACAAATACTGATGTAATATTTCAAAATCCAATTCAATATGATTTTAAAATATCAAAGAAAAATGCAGTTAAGTATGGTAGAATCATTGCTAATTACATTCTAAAAAATAAGACATAATTATCGCATTGCGTCAGAAAGATGCTTGCGTCATTAACCTTGTAAGGAAAATTATGGCTATCTTTAATAAAAACACACTCCGTCAAGTTTCAGGATTTGACAATCAGATTATTGCAGGTGAACTTGTATATAATCAAGCTACCTACTGGAATCTAACACTTACCCAAACATCCACC